GCTTCCAGTCCAGCGACCAGAACCGAATCCCGGCCCGGAGCGCCCCGTCTGTTTCATCGAACAGCGGCACAAACTCCGTCAGCGGGAAGTTATGCAGCCTGTCCACATTCCAGAATCCGAAACACACGCGATGCTTGAGGGCGTTATAAGCGATCTGGAACAAGTCGGTATCGAACTTGTCACCCAGCTTTTCCTTCACGCCATCGGTGTCGAACGTCAGCCCGTTGCCCAGGGAGTATGTACACCGCTGAGTAATCAGCCGCCGGAAGAAGTTTGACGCGATGCGGTTATTGCTGGCGGTGAAATCTTCCATGGCCTTGCCCGTCAGGCTGTATATCTTCCGCACCATGTCATTGATCGTGGTGTTCCGCTGGGCATCATACTCGTCGGCCATCTCCGCGATCTTGAACTCGTCAGAATTGCGGTGGTTCTCGATCGCGTCACGGATGAAGGTGAGCTGCTTGCCCTTCTCCACGGCGGTCTGGAAATCTTGAAACGTCAGTATCATACTCTACCCTCCAAACGGGGACATATACTCGCCACCCTTGCGCCTGTCGAAGTACCTACAAACTACAGCAGCCGAATCTGCGCTGTCATCGTGTTCGGCGTCCTCGGTGTAATCCATAATCTGGGCCAGGTATTCGCGGTCTGTGCCGTCCAGCCACACGATGTTCCCCCACCATTTGCGGAGGTATTCCGCGATTTTGAGGTACTTGTTTTCGTGTTCTGTGTACGGTCTGGCCTTGTAGCCCTTCCGGATGATCTCCTTAGCGAGGAAGTTCTTGTCTGCGTTGCTCTCGCACATGATCGGCCCACATTGGAGCCGCTGGCAGTCTGCGATTATCCTGTCCAGCACTGTGTCCACGTGCCCGTGCCACATCTGCCCGTAGAGATACAAGGTGTCGCCCACGCGCTTGCCACAAGTGAACGCGGTATAATCCTCGCCGCCGTATGCAGCGTCGATGTGAGCGATGCCGTCCCGCAGCAGCGCCTTGTCATCGGTGAACACTGGCGGGGTTATGAACAGGGCGTTCTCCTGGGCGATGTGGCGCAGCTCGTAGTTCGCCGCGAACAGGGAAGGGGACATACTCTGGCGCAGCTTCTCGATCTGGGCCTTGGTGAGCATCCCCGTGGAGTAGCAGTCGTAGGTTTCCGGCTCCGGCATCAGGCTGAATGCGTCCTCTTTGTGCCAGGGCGTTCCCGTGTTGATGATTCTGCCGCCAGGGTTGCGGACGTTCTGCAGTTCCTGGTACACGGCCTTGGTGCGCTCCCGCTCCGCGTGGCTTGTGCGGTCTTTGAGGTTGACGATATCGTCGGTGATGATGATGTCGGCGTGTTTGCCCGTCAAGCTGCCGCCGATGCCAATGCCTAAAAGCTGCGCAGCGCCCCTGGGGGCCGTGTATGCGCTCGTTGTCATCTCCGAGCCTGTGGCTCTCACGATCTCCAATCGCTCCCCTGTAAGCGCCTTGTAGAGCGCCTGGAAGACGTCGGACGCCATGATGCGCTCTATGTTCTTCACGACCTCCATCACATCCGCGTCTGTTTTTCGCAGAAAGATGATGTTGTTCTGTCTCTTGAAGATCATCATGAGCGCGATGGAGACACACAGGCACGTGGTCTTGAAGGAGCCACGGTGCGCCTGGAGGGTCATGTCATTTTCGCCAGTCACAATATTGGTGATCCACTTGCCGTGCAGATCGTCCCGGAAATCCTCATAGCCCAGCGCCCTACCGAGTGCTGCCGGGTTCCTGACCAGCTCGGTGGCCATCTCCGCGTGTGTCATTCGCCCTTCATCGCCTTATACGCTGCTTCCAGCGCCGTAAAGTCTGCCGCCTGGACGTCCACCTTCTCCACGGGCTTTTCCCCGAGCGTGTCTCGAATGACCACAAAAGCCTGGACGCTGCCGTTGAGCGCTGCTTTTATCAGCGAAGTGCCCAGGGCTTTCTGCGTGTCCATGGCCTTGCCGTTTTTGTCGTGGATTTCCTCTGTCAGCAGCATTTCGAGCTCTTGACGCAGAGTTTTGCGCTGCCGTTTCACCTGTGCAGCGCGTTTACCGCCCTTGCTGCCGTTTTTCCGCGCTACTTCCCCCGCTGTGAAACGTCGCCCTTCGGGAAGCGGTACGCCATTCACGGGGGATACTGGTCTTTCATCCATCTGGGTTCAACCTCTTTCAGAATCTATCACGGCGCGATGCCTTGTATGCGGCATTGTTCGCCTTTGCCCGTCTCAGCTGGGCGCGAGTAGTTGCGGCCTTATAGGAGCTACGGCTTATGCCGCGTCCGGCTCTTGCGCTTCCGCTTGCCATATCTATCTCTCCTTTGCGGTGTCTTGCCCTTTGTTAAATCCCATGATTCCCAGCCCTGGAAATAATGGAGGTCTGTTTTTGGGACATTGTAGTTTATGGTGCCGAACGACTGGGCGATATGCTCCATGATCTCGACGTTGAAGTCGTGGAGTTCACGGTTGTCAACTTCGACCATCACCTGTTCTATGGAGTTCGAGCTTCTAAGGTTCGCGCTGCCGTGAAAGGTCAGCGTGTGCCCCAGTCTCGTTTCCAGTGTGATGATCTTGTTGTGCCATCTGCCGAACGCGATCTGGGTTCGGTTGGTTCCGTCATCCAGCTGGTCGTACATATATGGCACCAGTCCGAACTTCTCATGGCTGTACTGGTAGCCGCTCATAATGAGCACCAGCCGCTCCAAATCGTCGCCCATCATCAGCATCGCGTTTTTGAGACTGTCGATGTTTTCCTGGGCGAGGGAGAGCGTGGTTATGTACAGCTTCTTTATGCCCACGTCCCGCTTTGTGACCAGGGCTTCGATAATGTCCCCGAACACAAACGTCCCGCTGACCCAGGCAAATGTTCGGGCACCTGGGGTCAGGTCTATCTGCTGGGCGAACTGCTCCGCGTTTTCAAACAGAACTTTGTGGGTGATCTCCCTTGCGTCCATCCTGGGCTTGAGGATGCGGACGTTCTCCTGGGGCGCTGAATCGTCTATCAGGTCGAAGTCTGCCAGATCAAAGTCGAGATCAAAGTCAAACTCGAACATCTGTTCATCAGCCATTGAGCAATACCGCCTTTTCGCCGGTCAGGTTCTCCCATCGGGCAATAATCACATCGACGTAATGCGGGTCAAGCTCCATCATGTAGCACTTGCGCCCGGCCTGTTCGCAGGCAATCAATGTTGACCCGCTACCACCGAACAAGTCAAGAATTGTTTGCCCTTCTGTGCTGAACCTGTCAATAAACCACCTGGACAACCCCACGGGTTTCTGCGTGGGATGGAATCGTTTCTTGTCCGGTTCTTGTTCTGTGCCGAACACCCCGGCCCACTTTACACGGGCAATGTCCCGCTTGTGCCGTTTCTTGCTCCAACACAGTTCAAAGCAAGAACCGTACATCTTGTCAGATTGATAATCTTCCGCAATATCGTCATTGCCGTTTGCACGTTTATCCCATACAATCCATGACCCGTCATTGCGGCCCAGCAACAGTTCAGCGTAATAATCAGCACCCCACAGAAAGACTTCTGCCGCCTTGATTGCAAATACTGTGTCAAGCATTTCCGGGGTAAAATCATCAACAATGCCCTGTTCGTATTTCTTGCCGCCAACAAACCCCTTTTCCAGGGCAAAATCAAGATGGTTCTTCATGCTTGAAAAATCCGTGTCCAGGTTCATCCCGTATGGCGGGTCTGTATATATCATGTCAACGCCTGCGCCGTCCATCAGCGCATCAACGTCCGCAAGGTTTGTGCTGTCCCCGCACATCAGCCGATGCCGGCCCAGCCGGTAAATATCGCCGCGTTTTGCTTTTGCCTCCACCGGCGCGTCAACGTCGAAATCGTCTTCCTCGGCGGCGGGCTCCGTATCAGATACACCCCCCTGTGTATCCTCAAACCCCTCAAACTCCGACATATCGAAGTCCAAATCCAACTCCTGAATCTCCGCTTCCAATTCGCTGAAATCCCATTCGGCGAAATCGGCGGTCAGGTTGTCGCGGATGCGGTAATCGGCGATTTGCTCCGGCGTCATGTCGTCGGCAATCCACACCTCGGCCTCCGTCCAGCCGAGCCGCTTCATGGCCTCATAGCGCGTATGTCCCGCGATGATAACGCCGTCATTGTCAACGATGATTCGCGCCCGGTATCCGTCCTTCTGGATAGACTTCATCACCGGCTCAACGGCATTGTCATTGATTCGCGGGTTGCGCTCATATGGGTGAATATCGCCCAGATTAAGCGTTTTCAGGTACATTGTGGCCTCCTAAGCCGCATTGCGGTAATCCAGCACCTTGACGCTGAATCCCGCCGCTTTCATTTTGTCCCATTGAACG